AAGGACCTTGAGGGTCAATCAACATTTGAACTCGATCTTCATGTTCAATTGTCATCGTATGCGTATAAGTCTTAGGTTGAGCTACACGACGAGACCATGTATCATCTGTGTATGAGGTAACAACACGACGACCAGTTTTCAGAGCAGCCTCTGAAGAACCCAATCGGTCGAAATTGTACGACTCGGCGGAACTTGCCACTTCCGTGACAGTTGGGCGCAGCCGGGATTCACCCTGCTGAGCAAGCTGACGAACCAGATTAGAATAATTCTGGATGAAAGCATTGTTAATAGTAATAGCCATTAACGATTCTCCTTTATTTTATTTTTGTTACTACTTTCAAGAGTATTCCTTTCGGGCTCTTTTACTACTCAACTAATGGGCTCTTATGAGTAATCCTTTAGTTGTAAGACAATCCTCCAATACCAGCAGTATTACTGCCTTTTGAAGACATACTTGTACCAACAATCTCTTCATTGAGACGTTGTACCAAAGCTTTAGCATCCCTGTTTCCAGGATGCTCTGCATTCCAATATGGATGCTCTCTGTTATTCATGACTTCATTTAATTGATTCTGAGCTTCTTCAGGGCTTCTTGCTGACTTACTTGGATCTGTAGACAATTTAAGTACTTCACTACCAAGTTGTTTTGAAAGAGTATACATAGACTTAATTGTTTCTGGCCCCATACCTTCTTTAGAAGTGTGCGGAAAAAAGATTTCTCTCACTTTATTAGCCGCTTCAAATCGATCCGCATATGATAATCCCCATTCTTTCTGAAGATCAGACATAGACTGATTAAAAGACTCTTCTTGAGATTGCATAGACTCAAAATCATTCTGCACGATATCCTTAAGAATACCTTCAAACTGAGTTTTGTTAAGACCATATTTATGAGCTAAGCCTTGGAAAATCTCAAGTCTGCCCTCAGGCAATTCTGCTGCAAGCTCTTCTGGTTTACCGTACCCAGTAGATTCTTCAGGACGACCAAGAAGATCGTAAACCTCATTGATGTTATCTTCATTAGGTCGTAACATAAGTTCAGGAACTTTATCCATNAGCTTAGAAACAAATTCTTTTCGATCCTCTTCTGAAGCGTTTTCGCTTGGAATCCTCATGCTACTACCCTGATAAGACTTTAAATCGAGAAAACCTTTTGCTAAATCTTCTGGGGATTTAAACTGTTTTACTGCAGGATTTTCTGAATACTCTCCAAGTGTAGAGTGCCAATCGTCTGTTTGTTGATTACCAGTACCTTCACCAGTACCTTCACCAGTACCTTCACCAGTACCAGTACCTTCACTAGTACCAGTACCTTCACCAGTACCTTCACCAGTACCTTCACCAGAGCCACCCGCTCCTGTTCCTGTTCCTTCTCCTGCTTCATCCATATATTTGTGGGATGCTTTTATTAGCATTAGTCCACCTCCATCTTGATATTTTCAGTAATATATAATACTACCTCTCTCGCGCCTTCATTTGCGTGAGTCATATATGGATCGCCTGGAACAATAGAGGTTCTTTCACAAAATGTATCCTTAAGGTCTTCCAAAACTTTTTTGCCATTAGGGGTCGAAAACAATTGCTTGTAAACTTTAATTAAGTCTTTTTGCTCATCATGAAGAGTCTGTATGTTACTGGACATTTTGAGCCTCTGCTAATGCTTTCTGACCTTTACCAACAGCTTCTAAAGCTTGTCCGCTCATAATAGCATCTTGAGCTTGAGCTTGCTTAGAATTTGTATCTTTCTTACGTTTACTATCGACTTCTTTAGTTCCATTAATAGCAGATTCAGGAACACCCATATTCTTACCGAGTAAACGAGAAATACTATCATAATCAGGAATATCACGAACTTCAGGCCTACTAAGAGCGAGTTGCTCAAGAGAGCCAAGCCATTGAATAATACCTTGTGATTCCTGCATTTTCTGAGAACGAGGAAGAGGACCTAGATACTCAATATCATAATCAGCTTCAGATACGATATCAGGAGCTTCAGGTAAGCGATTTTCACGTAAAGCAATTGAAAATGTTCGTTTAATGAGCTGATCAAATAGATCATTCTTCATTCGTCCAACTGTTGGACCAAGAAGGCGTTGCATAAGCTCATAGCGCACATTAACTTCTGTTGCTGTCATTGCAGGTGATTCTTTTAATTGTAATTGGTCTATAAAGAAAGCTTGCTGAATAGATTCCTGAAGAGCAGCAATACGCCTCTCACCTACATCAATACGAGCTTCTGTCACAAATTCCTTAAATGCATTTATATCTTTCACAACTGTAAGGCCGCGGCGACTTAAGTTGATATCAGATAATATGCCTCTTTTAGTAGTGAAGATTGGAGGTTCGATACCTTTAGCAGTGGCTTCAAGAATCTGCTCTGTAATTTCGTTTAATGTAAGTATGTTACTCAGAACNACTNTNGCAGGGCTATGNCCCCATTTACTACCTGCAACCTTACGCCAACGAGGTATNAATGCAGGCATTTCATAATANCCACCTTCTTCAAGTAATTCAGAAGAATCCTTTAACACATACTTATAGCCATATGGTCTTGCTTTAGGAGCAATAGGAAGAGTGGTATCTACATCATCCTCTTTTCCATTCTTCTCGAGGTCTTCTCTTTCATATATGCAGAATATAATTGTGTATTTAGTTTCCTTTTTGACATCAACATCTTTCAAAGAGTCTGGAAGTTTTTCAAACTTCTCAATAATCTGACGAGCGCTCCATTCAAAACTACGAGCTAATGCATCTACATTACCATTATGGTTCTCTCTAAAAGTAGCTTCGCGCTGAGGAAGCGTCTTAAATACTAACTGGCGTTCTTCTTTATCATATTCTTCTGTTACAAGAGCTGAACCAAATGACACAAGATTGATGAAAGCTTCAGCAATTTCTAAATCAAAGTTAGAATCTGCGAGCATATTCATAATAGTTTCAACTACTTCTTCAATCCATTTAGCTGCTTCATGGTCATCGTTGATTGTCTCATCACGAAATCGCATATTAAACCACTTGACACCAGGAGGGATTAAATTACCTTGCATAGATGCTGCTAACGTCTGAGCAGCTTGGACAGCGGTTGAATCATATATTTGTCGTTTGCGCCATTCAACTGCAGCTTCAGAACTCTTCTGCATGAAGAATCCACCCTTAAACGGAACTACAAAACGTTCAATTATATCCCACAAACCTTTAACATTGTCATCTTCTTTTGTAAGAGTATTATACAGCTTTACGATATCTTCTTCTTTCATTGTGTCATACCGCCTACAACTTTAAGATGATTATGGCTCTGATCTTTAGGTTCAATTACAAGGTCTCCAACACCATCACCAACAAGAGCATAGTGACCAGCTTCGCAAACATGACTGTAAATACTTTTATCAGGTTTATCATGGAATTTATCCAAACCAGGTACATTGATGCGTTTCATCTTATAGCCACCATTAAGGCCTTTACGAAGCATCTTACAATTAGGTCCAATAATCATCATTGGTCCTACATCAGGAATGAGAGTGGTTAAGCAGCGTGCCATAGCCTCACGTCTTATAGTAAAATCATTAGTGGGTGCTGGCTCAATTGCATCTAAGTCGTTTGCCCACAAGATATCGAATGGTGTTTTTTCGTCGGTTTGAGCACGCTGCTCTCCTGCTGGGTCTCCATATCCTTCAATCTTAGATTTCGGGTATTTCTTACGAAGAAGTTTGTTGAGTCTCTTAGAGAAGCGCACAGCTCCCATATCCTCTGTAACAACTTCATCAATAAACTGGTACTGTCCAAGAGGAGACTTCTGAATAATAGTCGCTGCAGGTGTGAGGCCAAAATCGATACCAATTAACAAATCAGCACCTGGACGATATTTGAGATTGTCATCAAAGTGATATGTATCATTATACTCTGGCATAACAGGTTTACCATCTGCAACGAAACCATAATTACCATGAACAAATACATTGACCCATTCTTGATCTTTACCGTGAATCATATTTGAGTAGTAATTTGGAGGGAGATTTTCTACATTCTCCGCATCTGTTGATAATCCCGAAGGTTGGTGGAATATCTCAGCATTCTCAGGGCAGTTGTCCTCAAACATCTTATACCACCAGTGATCGACATCTGGGGGGTTAGTATCAAGTATGACTCCCCACCAAGAAGGACCACCATCACGCTTAGACGGATAGCGGCCGACGCGACCACATAACATATCCAAAACTGCGCGTGGAATCTCTTTTGCTTCGTTGATCCAACCTCCAGTAAGTTCCAAAGAAAGGAGCTTTTTAACATCATTAGGGCGGTCAAGAGCTCTGAACAAGACGTCCATTTCTACAATGGTCTTGTCAGGTAAATTCATTACAAAGTGAAATTCCATATTCTGGTGTGACATTTCGCCAGACTGTTCTGGTATCCAATCAAAGAAAGTCTTTATGGTTGTGTCGATCAGTTCTCGATAAGTATTTCGGATTACTACAAATCTGGTTTTACGTACTCCTTCAAAAGGTTCTTGTTCAATTCCTTTCTTCAATAGCTCCATAACACAAGCCACTGATTTTCCTGAACCAATTGGTCCAATCATTCCCCTCTGGAATTTTTTGCTCTTATGGAATTTGCTCCCCGTGAAAGACGCATTATATGCGATTCGCTTATTAAGAGGTCGTAAATCTTTTCGTGCCATGTGTCTATTATATATTAAATCTGCTTAGGTGTACATAAACATTTCCCCTGTGAAAAGCTTTAAATGTCTTGGCTCTCAGCCGAATATACAGGACTCTGTGCGCAGAGTCCCTGGATTGACATATGGGTGTTTTGATAATTTTTCTTAACATTTTCGTAATATAGGGTTAATCAAAAGTCTTTCTTTAATCTACTAGTAATCTACTAGATTTTTGATCAAAAGTCTTTCTTTAATCTACTAGTAATCTACTAGATTTTTGATCAAAAGTCTTTCTTTTATCTAGTAGATTTTTGATCAAAAGTCTTTCTTTA